CATCGTCTGTGGTGTTGTAATCACCAGGTGCGCCTATCAACACTTGACGGCCATCTGTAGTGCAACTTACACTTTGTCCAAACTTTGCACCCACAGGCAATCGAGCTGTAATTGTGCGGCTGCTGACTGTTTGTGTTTGGCTTACATAGTAGGTACCTGTGCCACCAGTACCTGTGCCAAATGATACAATTTCTGTAGTGGCGCCAACCCCAACACCCGACAACTTCATGCCCACTTTTAGTGCAGGTGCGCCAGCAGGTACACTGGTCACTGTCATAGTGATACCTGATATGCTGGCAGTGAAGCCAACTGCAAATTCTAATGTGTCAACAAATGTATAGTAACTGCTAGTATCCACAGATATTTGTGCGCCAGCGACTGGTGCTGTGTTAAAAATTAAATCACGACCTTGAATTGTGCTACCATCATCAAACTCATAATCAATATTGGGACGTTTCACAACACCGTCAACTGTGACTCGGAAACTGTAAATGTTTACAGCACTGTACAAGTATTCATTTAGAGAGAACACTCTGGTGCTGCCATTACCAGTGAACGCCATGATGGGTCTGCGAATGAGTTTTAGCACTAAATCACTTATTGGTGGTGATGTAAACACCACAAGGCCGCCGCCTAGTGTGTAATCAACTCCATAAGTCAACACATTGTTGTCTAGTATTACTGTGAGTTGTTGCGGTAAATCAATCTCAATTGCATTGTTATAGTTGAAAGAAGATTGAGTCCCATTTGTATTGTATGATATAGTCTGAGTGGCTACTTCTACCTGGCCATATGCAAATACTTTGTTAACACCTGGTGCACCAATGTACATCCATTTTTCATCGGGACTTACCACTACACTACGACCAAATTCAGCTGGTTGTGCTATGTCATTTATAATTGGTGCAGTTAACAAGCTACCAGCTGTAATACTGCCGCCAGAATCGGGCACAACGTATAGCACTGCGGCATAGCCTGCATTGGCAGTGGCAGCCAGACCAGTACTGGTTGGTGCGCCAACTGCAATCCAGGTGCGATTGCCTATGCTGACAGACGATCCAAATCCACTGATTCCTGTGGCGTTTATTTCGATAACAAGGCTGTCTTGAGCAAACGGTACTAGATTTGTTCTTGCATAGAGATAAACACCGCCACCGGTATTGTAGCCTGGGCTGCCAATCAGTGCAAACAAATTGGTTGAGGCTTGTGCCACGCTGGCGCCAAATTTGCCATTGTCAACTGTGGTTTTGGCTGCCAACGGAACAATTGGTGAGAACACTTCTTGTTTTTCCAATACTTCCCACAATCCAGCGCCATTGTCATCCACCCACACACGACTGCCGGGTATAAAGTAGTTTGAATATGGCAGTGTGATTATGTCACTGGCCTGAGCCACACGTTGGCTTTGCAATTTGAATACAATACCATTGCCAGTTGCTACAATTTGATCTTTGGCCAAGAATGTAAATGTAATGGTGATTTGATTGATAGACGGTATGCTTAGAACACGATATACGCCGTTGACTTCTGACGAAAAGAAACGAATTATAACTGTGTCTGAAACTGCAAGCCCATGAGGGTATGCAAAAGTCACAACAGACGTGCCATTGAGATTGGCATTAATTTGAATGGCGGCACCAGGCACATGTTCTGCTCTATAGATTCCCCAGTCATAATTGTTGATCTTGGCTACCCAAATGTTTGTACCTACAATTATGTTGCTGATGTTTGCATCCAATGCAGTGGGCACTCTGAGATCAAATACTGTGACGTCTATATCGTCAATGTTTACATATCCTGCACTTGGCAACGACAAGTCAGTTGGCGTGGTAAATGTTGTGGTCAGTATGTTTGGGCTAGGAAGTTTGTAACTTTCATTCCACAACTTGCTCAGGAACACAGTCTGATCAGCTATGCTTGTTTCGCCTGGCACAATCACTTGTATGGTGCTGGGATTGGATGTAAGCAGTGCTTCATTCAACTGCATTTCGTAGTAACTGCGATTTGCATTAGCACCATACACGGCTCGTTGCACTGCCCAGTTTTCATAGATATTGTATTCGGCTGTGCCTCTACCAAGGTCGGCCAATGTGAAAATTTCAGCAGCTCTGATAGTGCCTTTGGTTCCCAAGAACTGTTTGTACAAATTGATCTGACTGATACTGTCCAAGTTCAATGCAACCATGTACTCTCTGGGTTTGAATCCAATCAATCCAAACGCGAACAAGTCTTGATTGAGTTCAAGATTTGCATTGTAAATGTCATAACTGTTGGCCAGCTGATCACTCTTGTTTGGCAAGTTAGGTAGCAAGCCTTGTTGTATTCTAGTGTAGTCGCTGATTACCCAGTCGTTAAAATCAAACTCCACTTTGGGTTGTACTATGACCACTGCACTGTAATAGTAATTTTTGTAGGAAACAATCTCCCCGCGAGCATATCGACGATTTGGCAGCCATTCTTTTATGTTGTCTTGATTTAGAATAAATCCTGGTGCATTCAGTTGGCCGTTCCAATCCACACTGGTTGTCCCAACCAATCGCACACGGCTTTGTCTTGCACCAGTCACGGGCTCATACAACAAGTCGGCAAATATACTACGGTTGTCCAGTACAACCATATTTTCATATGATGTAAACTTGATATGGAAAAAGTTTATTGTTTCATTGGACAGCGATCGCAGAGTGAATGTGTTGTCTAATCGTTCAACCACAAGGTCTCGAGTATTGAACGGCGTACGGTCAGCGTTCAACACCATGTTCTCAACAGTTTGCAGTGCAATGCTGTCAACAATAGCTTCCGGCTTTTCCACAATTATTTTGGTAGCACCTGGATTTAAATTGATAATGCTATTGACTGCCCATCCCTGGCCGCTCCAGTACAAGAATTCAGAAACCATCTGATTCCAGTCTAACACATAACCATTTTCTAGCTGGTTGAATACCAGGCCTTGTTTTTGCAACAACGCACCATAGCTCAACAAGAAGTCAGCAACCAAAGTACGATTGGTAAACACATACCCATACGGCACTTGAACAACAGTATCGCTATAGTTTACAGGAACTTTAACACTGAACCCGCCTGCACTAACTGTAGCAAGATTGCCGTTAATCAAACTGGCCAGTATATTGAAATACGGTTGAGTGGCGCTATAGCCATACACTGCCCATCCGTTTGCAGTTGACTGTACAATCACACTGCTATAGGTCAGTTGTTCAAATGGCACATTTTTATAAAACAACAAATTGTAGCTGTCGTCCGGTAGCAACAGACTGGAATTCAAACTGTTTGGGCTGGACTTTTCTGTGTAAATTTCCAGTAGATTCTTGCCGGTAAATGATGCCATTCTATAGCACAGGCGAACATCCAAGTTCTTGAGATCAGCAGTGAGTGCGTCAGTAGAATTGATGCCTGACAGTCTGTTGTAGTCCACAATCCAGTCGATGTAGCTGGCTTTGCTGACTCCATTGCCGTAAATTTCAAGCCCATTAGCATCCAACCGATATCTTCCATTGTAGAGATATTGGCCCAACGACGTATCAAACTTGTAAAGATCTCTGTCTGCAAACAAGCTGAAGAATTCTGCCGGGCGGGTGAGTGCCAACAATCGCATGATAGCAAATGGATAAGCACTGCTGGTACGCCAGGCATTTTCAACAGGACCATCGTCACCAACTGCCCAGGATTTTTTAAAGTCCACACTGTTGTAGTTGCCAACCATTACTTCAATTGGAGGCAGCAAATTGCCTTCTGAGTCTGAAGGAATTACTTTTGTCAATCCAGGACGTTTGTATTTTTCTATCACATACGGAACAAGTGGATCACGCACAAGACCAAGTTCTAAATCGTCCCACAAGTTCATGTTGCCCGAAGTGTATGGTGCTGTACCGTATTCATTTTCCCACCAAACAGGCTTTCTATCAAATCCCAACATTTCCCAAGGTGTGGTATTGGGAGTGATAGTGTCGTAAAAATAATCATAGATGCCGCGCCAGGCCCCCACTGCCAGTGGTTGTGTGTTGTTTAATTTGTTACTGGCAGAACTGTAATTCCAAGTGAATGCATTGTTAGCAATGTAATCTTGTGTTTTGTAATCCAGTTTGTTCCAACCTACCCAGGTCAAAAAATCTTGACTCAAGATATCTGTTATTTCACTTAGACTGTAGTCTGTGGTTCTGAATTGTCCAGGAACAACATCTGTATTGACCAATGGCACAGGGTTACCATCCAGTTTCAAGTTGTTGTAAATGCGTGTTTCAAATTCCAACAACAACTGATCTCTAAAATCATTAAATGCCACAGTGATAGAACCATCGTGGCCGCGAATTACCAGTGTTGGAGTAACATAAGTTTTGTCTAGATATATTGCAGGTTCAAATGCTGGATACAATCCCAACTTAGTAGGAGTATTTGGAACAAACGTTCCGTAGGTAGCTGAGTATTCTTGTATGGTCACTGTGTTGCCAACTGACAGCGGAGTCAAAATTGTCAATCGTGGGCCGTCGGTTGCAACAACATATTCTGTGTCGCGTTTCAGTAGTACATCATTCACATATACCAACAGTCCCAAGTAGTTGGCAGACGTAAAATTATAAACTTGTGTGGTGTCAAATACTCGTGTGGTAATTGGAGTTACCACCGTGGTTAATGTGGTGTATACATTGCTGGCTGGCAGCATGTCTGACCAGTAAAATGAATTGTCGCTGGTTCTACCAGCAATAATATCTGTAATTGTAGCTGTTAAAATTTCAGGCACAGTCAAGTTAACATAGTCATTGGTAACTGCTGTGTTCAACAGTTTGGCCTTGTACTTTTCGTACTCTCTTGAATTGTATTCAATGCTGGCAAAAATATTGTATTCTGGATTGCGCAAAAAGTATCCGGCCAATGTCATTGGAGCACTTTGTTGCAAGATGTTCAATCCAAACGGTATGATGTTGCCTAGATCACGTGAGTTGTTGGCACCATTAACTTTGCCTGAGAAGCCTACCAAGTTTTCAGCAATTGTTTCATAGTGAGTTCTAACAGTGCCCAATGTAAAGTTGCTGGAATTCTGATTCAACGGGTTGTTTTCAAGATTGATAGGCACTTGATAAAACGCTACAGCACTGATCTGATCACTCAACGCCAACACTTCAATGACTTGACCTGGCACAATCACAGTGGTGCTTGGGAATGTGATCACTGTGGTATTGGCAGTGGTTGTGTAGGAATAAGATGCAAGGTCCTGAAATGCACTGTCTACATAAACTTTGATTGATGGAACAGTATCTACTGGTCGCACTGCAATATCCAATTGCAATGGAGTATTTGCAGCATACACAAAACTAAACTGTTGATAGATGTTGCTGAGCGTTGCAGCAGTCTGCCATCCAATTTTTTTGCTGTAAACAGTACGGTCAACATATTCTCTTACAAATCCTTGGCTGATCAACTGCTCGTTGCTGTTTTGATTTCTCACAAAGATAAAAGTATCAGTGTAGAAATTGTTGTCAAACACAATGTCGCCTACATTGTTCAAACTTAGATATTTCAATGGAAAACTCAGCACAGTATCTTCAACACCGGTGCCAATTGCATAGCTGAATAGTTTGGTACCAATAAATGTGCTGCTTGGATACACTACCGGATTACTTAGACTGAATCCATCTGCATCAAACACATCAAACAATGGTGGTTGATTTGTAGCTGTTTTTTCTTGGGCTTCAATCCAATCATTTCCATCATAGTAAAAACTCTTGCCTTTGAGAGTGAGACCAGCAAGACAAACTAAATTTTGATTTACTAGCACTTCAGAGTCGCTGGCAGGAACCAAATTGATAATTGGAACTTGAGGATTTTCTACATGGTCAGGTTCAATGAATTCCACTAGATAAATCTTATTTCGCACCTGTTCGTCAACATCAGCTGCAAAAATAACTCTACTGCCAGTGATAAGATTATACCCATCAGTGCTGTAGCCAATGCTGCCATTGATATTGCTAAACGCATCAGTTTCCTGAAAATCAATGATGCTGATCGGCTGTTTGCTTTGTGTGCCCATGTTGAATAACTTCAGGCCACCACGGAATTCTAAAATAGGACGCTTGGCTCTGAATGCGTTATCCAACACTGGCGAAGAGTTGTTATATGATGAACTGGCTGTGATTACATCAATGTGGAACCAACGATTGCTGCGTGTCCAGGCATTTAAGTCTGGAGAATTCAATGCAATGGTCATGTAATCGGGCACAAGTGGCTGATTCAAACTGGCATCATAATTGCCAACGTCAAACGGCGTTGTATCAAATGGTACACTAGCCGATTGAGTGTAATTCTCTGGTGTGATATAGTTGCCAACCGGTAACAATTGTATTGCTATACCCACTCCGGCCACATAGTACTGTTGATTTTGATAGCTGCTGGGTGTTACTGATCCAATAAATCTCACTTTGAGATTGTTGGTAAACACCACTCCGTTGGGACTGGTATAAGTTTTCTTGCCAAGTATGTCAGTGTCGATGTCTAACACATCAGAATTGATTTCGTCAATCAGTCTGATTCGTCCAAAAATTTCCGGGTTGGTTCCGTCCTGATACCATACAAAATCATTTGCTGCTGTTAGCAACGGAATTTGTTGCAAAAATCCTGATTCTAATTTGTACCATTGCGTGCTGGCATATTGAGTTCCATACAAGATATTGAACTTGTCCAGTATGCCAATGTCTTGAACAACATTAAGCTGCAAGTAGGTGCCGGCACCATAGTTGACATAACTGATGCGCCAGATGTTGTAATACTGATTGACTGGCACATCCGTTGTGTAAGAAAAAGGAATGCTATCGTAACTGCCTATTTTTCCGTCTTGAGTGGTATTATTGGTCAATGGATCAAATAATGACTGATTGATCCATCCGCCATCAGTTGGATCAAGAATTTCATTAGTGAAAACCAAGGTGCGTCCATCCAATGATGTTATGCCGTCAATGCCGCCGTGTTGTTCTAAGAATACTTCTAGACGGATTCCATTGATTTGATCAAATTGTAAACCTGTAACCAAATCAACTGGTCCAAGATAATTTAGATCATAGTAAAACTGCTGTGCATTTTTTAGTGGCACATTGAATATTACAGAACCTGAGCTGGTACCATTGTCAATTACGCCCAGTACATCTCTGCTGCTGATGTTTGGCGAATAAGGTAGCCGGCCTGCCACACCTGGTTCAGCTTGAATCCAGAAACTGTTAGGTGATTGATTTACATTGAACGTGTAGTTGCCACCGCGAACCAATGTAAGCAACGGATCTTCGCCGCGCTCACCACTGAAGCTGTAGCCATTGGTGTTTCTAGTAACATCAAAAATGTCAGTTAGCGGATAAGCCGAAGAGTAGACGTCTACCGAATTTGGGCCGCCTGGCAGCCAGTAGTACTGACTGTAATTTATAAACTTGTCAAAGTTAACAAACGGATCCCAAGAATAGTATTCACTGGTATACAATCTATCACTGTCATTGGTGATGGCACCTTGCACAGCCAATGCATCGGTTATGCCTGGATAGGTAATTGCATCTTGTATTTTTGTTGTGTCTGGCTTGAGACTGATCACTCCGGGTTCAAGCTGGTAGTTTGTTCTGACGGCGTCAGGTTCCAACACATAGTAATCGTTTGGATTTACACCTGGACCAACTCGGCGTCCCACAAAACCTTGTGTCTTTTTAAATGTTGGCTCTTGGACCAACTGATCCAATGTGGCATTCAAAAACTGTTTGTTGGCTGTGGTTTGAAATATTTCTGGTAAAAAATCAACTGTGCGTGTGTTGGCCATTAAATCACTCCACTACCTGGTGCAGTACGAATATTGGTACTGGTCAATGCTGTGATCACTTCCACACTGCTGACCCCGGCAGCGTTAACGAAGATTTCACTAGGAGTGCTGCGGATTTCGTACAAGTCACCAAAGCTCTTTAACGGATCTAACGGAACCAATACCACCGAGCTCACAATACCGCCCATGTTTGCATGAATGTATGCTGCCAATTCAGAGAAATAAAATGTATCACCAAAGTCCCATTTGTCTATGGTAAAATAGTTGTTCAAATTTGCCACCACAAGATTTTTAATTTCACTTTCACTGGCTGTGGAGTTAGCGGCACGAATAACTTTGATAGTGGCTCGCAGTTCGGGTGCAGCCTTGGGACCAAACAATGGTTTGAATATCACGCTGTTGATCACAATGTTATCACTGATCATTTTGTAATCGTTAAGTCCTTGGTATGCAGTACTCAGTTCGTTGATGGTAGGCAATGGTGGATAAGGCACTGTGTCTGTGGTGTCTCGTACCCAATTTTGATATGCAGTATAATAACTTTGTGTGACCACATAAAGATCAATAATATTGGTTGTACCTGGATCAATTCTACTGGTCAGTGGAGCATTGTGACGATACTGATAGTATATGCTCTGGCGGCCAACTCTGGCCGCCCACTCAACTGTTACATCAGTCAGTGTTCTCACACCAGTTGTGGTTACTGACAACAGGTAGAACGCACCTGTGGTTCCGGCTGCTGGGCCCACATAGTTGATTTGATCATATGCATAAAACACCTGACCTGGCAGGAATTCAGACTTGTGTGCTTCAACATCGTTTAAAGTTGCAAAGTCTGCATTCACACGCTCGGGCTCTACCAACAAGTATCTTTGCAAATTATCAAAGTCCACAGTCTTTTCAAAAAACACCCACTTGGTAGAAGAATTCACAGCAGGTGCCACAATTTCATTAAAGAAATCAGGATCGTCTGCAACACCGTCGTAATCAGTATCTTGATAACTCACTACAACTTGGAAATCGTCCACAAAGCCATCGCTGGCTACTGGTTGTCCAATAATGCTCAGTGTGATATCACCTGGCAGTGGCACATTACTGTCTGGTCGAGAATTGGTTTTTAACACTTTTACAAAGTCACTTATTACTGTGCCAGTACGGCTGTCGTATATGCGCTGATTTGTTTCAAAGAAAAATCTAGTTTGTAGCACACTGCCAAAAGAATATACCAATGCTCTACTGGTCACTGTGTACTTGGTTCCGTCTGTAATAAACTTGATCAGCCAGGATTCGTCAGCACCGGTGCCAGACTGATCTTGTGCATTGGCCAAGCTAAAGTCATTGGTAGTGGTGTTTAAGTTGGTTGATGTGATCAAGTACCATGTGGCAGTTTCATTATCATAGCCTAGACCAAAGTTACGATACAAAATAATATTATCTGCAATACTAGTTTCCAAGCTAGGTGACAAATCCGTTACCAGAATAGGAATAACTTCTGTAGGAATTGCCCCGGTAGGAATAAAGTTGTTTAATACTATAGGTCCGGAACCATTACTGAAATTGCCAAGTCCTTGATTGGTACCGTCAAGATATATGGCGCTGGGACTGGCCCATACTGTTAGTTTTTCGTCAGCACGAGTGGGTGTTCCCAATTGCAATCGATTGTTGGCATCAAAATAATAACCAGCTGGTGCTGCAAATTTAATCAATGAACTCACTTGAATATACTTGGCATTGCTGCTACTGTAGCTACCCACTGGTGTTGGCACATCAAAGGAATTTTGAAAATATCCTGACGTTTCGTTGGCCAATGTGGTGCTTTGATGCCATGTTAGATTCAGCGGAATGAGACTTGGGCGTGGAAAATTAGCATAGTAAAATTGTATAAAACTGTTTTTTACCAACAGTGGTTCTACGCTGTTGGCCAATATACTGGCAATATCGTTGCGATTTATCCAAGTAAAGAAAAATGTAGGCAGTTGATTTTGTTCCCATAGCGCACCATCACTGCCAAAACTGTTGGTAGATGAATACTTACCAGTGTTGTCCACTAGATCAAGATAGCGACTGGTTCCAATGGATGCACGATTCAATGCTTTGGATTTGATAATTGAATTGTACAAGGTAAAAGGAAAATTATTGTAATCTTCTCCGTTGACCATGCGATTCTGTGTGTAGTAACGTGCCGGCGCACGTTGTTTGATTTCGTCCAGAGTTTCTCTAGGCTGTGCATTGCTCACTGGTGTGGTGATACCACAAGTAAATGTCACAGTTTCCAATTGTCCAGTGCGGCTGATGTAGCTGATGGGAATCACTACATTTTGCATTTCTTCTGGATTGATGATATACGCCAATCCATTGCTGGCCCGCACATAGCAACGAAACAAGCCCACTGGAATTGTGCTGAACACGCCATCACCAAATGTCAGTGTGATCTGATCATTAGATCTACTGGTTACTGAAAACAATTTTCTTTGATCAGGAGCCAGTTGCTCTGTTGCGGCAGCAAAAACACTTTGCACAAACTTCCATTCGTACTGTATGTTGCCCACAGTGTCCAATTGAAACAGCCAACGATCCTGATTGTTAATACCTTCAATGTTGATTGGCACAATACGGTTGGAAACTCGTTCGCCTAGATTGAAGTCTTGATTTTGCAACACACCTTGTTTGAAGTAAAAAAAGTATCCGGTGTTGGCTGCTGAAAATCCCAGTTGATCGTTTCGAAACAACAGATTGAAAATACCATTAGCAATAGGACTGGGTTCGTATACATAATCTTCTCCCACAGAGGTTGAACTCACAGCTTCAAAAGGCATGTTTACACCATCAACCACTGAGGTATAAGGAATCACCGGTAAAAATCCTGGTACCAAGTTGATGCTGTATTCTGCCGTGTCAATGCCTAGAACAGTTTGACGATTGCCAGGTTTTCCCACACGCTGAGTGTTTACCAGGGCAGCATTGATGATTGCGGTAAACTGTTCTTGCCAGTTAAAGTTGGTAGGATCATTCCAGTTCACAGTAACATTGCTTAGATTAATACCGTTAAAATCATATACATTTTCTGTGGTTTGAATGCTGAATACTTTGAGATAGCCCTGCGCTGCTTGGTTACGCTTGGGAGTATAACTCACAAGATTTGCCAATTTTACCACAGAGTCTCTGCGCTCTGCGGTATCTAGATAGTTCTCTCTTGTGTTTAAATCATTACGGAACGACAGCGCCTGTCCCATAAATGCCATTACATCTAGTAAGGCAATGAATTCTGAGCTTTCAATGTAGTCATTGTAGCTTTCTGGATAGTATTGACGTATGTAATCTACAAAACTTTTTCGCAGAGTCTCAAAGTCATAACTCTGAAAGTCAGCTTCGCGATAAGTTTGGTAGATGCGCTTCCAATCTTCAACGCCAAATATTACTGTTTGTCTTGTAGTGCGTGCCATGATAATCCGTTTGATTTATTTATGGAAAAAATAAACGGCTTAGTTATACGTAACTGGCTCGTCGTTGTTCTTGATCAAAAAAGATACTTAGTCGTTCAACGTCAGTGCTGGGCACAATCTGAAGTTCCAGTTCAATCAATATACCATTCTGCTGTGGATACATGTTTGCGCTGTAGATAGAGATCCTAGGATCGCCGCCGGCCACACGTTGAACTTCAGCTAAGATTGCTCGCTCAGTAGTGGTGTCTTGAGATTCAAACACATAATCATAGATTATTGTGCCATAGCCTGGACGTCCAGGCAACTGTCCTTGCCGAATACCAAACGCATTCAGCAGATCACGCTTGACTAATTCAAAATCAGTTAATGTGAACTTTTTGTATCTGTCAATGGTGCTGAATCCAATAAATGTGCTCATGATCTATTTAGTGCTCCGAAAGTACAAATCCCAGCTTAGGTAGATTACGCAGATACTTTATGGTATCAGCAACAAAATCAAGAACGCGATTGCTTCTTTTTTTGATGTGAGTGTATTCAGTCAGATATTTTTCACGAATATCATAAGGAGACGCAGACTCCAACTCATAATAAGGTTTCAGTGTGGATGCATAAGTTTCGTCATAAAGTGCATTCAGTTCTAGTAATTTTTGTTTGATTTGATCTGGTGGGTCGTCGGCCTGTACCTGACTGCTGACAACTTTGGCCAAGCTCTCAAGTTTGTCAAGTGCGGCCTGGCTTTTGGCAATGGCAGCTTTTAATTTTTGTTCAGCAGTGACTTCTTTGGCTGGCTCTGGCAACAATGGTAATCCTCGGTTGGCTCGCTCTTCGTTCACACGATTCAATATCAATTCGTCTGTGCCAGTGTATGTTAAATCTTCGTCTTTTGTGTTGGAGTAAAAACTGCCAGGATTAATTTTTGGTATCTTGGAATCGCCTATTATGCTGGCAACACCAGCATTGAGTGTGGCACGGTCTACTGTTTTGGCAAAACCTTTGGCTTTTTGTATGCCAGCTTGCAGAGGATTACCGCCGCCGGCCAACTCAGCATTTGCTTCGGCAAACGACTGAGAGAAGTCTGCTTGTTTTGCAGTTTCGTTCAGTTGGTTAACTAGGTCTCCAGGTGCTTGCCCATTGGCCCAGTCCATGGTAGGACCAGTTCCAAATTTAGTGGCATTCTGCAACAGAGGCCCTAGTTTTTCAGCACTTTCAGTGCCGTCTATAGCACCTAGTTGTTTGAGCTGACTTAAATTTGAATCCATCAGACCCTGTTGCACTTTACCTTGCAAATTGGAATCACCTAACATTTTGGCAAGACTGGTGGCACCGGCCACGCCAGTCCATACCGCGGGACTTTGCAAAATGCTGGTTAGTTGTGAAGGATTTTGTGCAACTTGTTCGGCAACTCCCGGTTTGATCAGGCCAGACAGTTGCAATTGATTGGCATCTAACCCAAACTTGCCCAATCCTTTTTCATTGGTTATCACGTCTGACGCTTGGCCAACTGCGGCACCAGCTTGACTCACTAGACCTTGCACTTGTGTAGGATTCAATGTGCCAATGTTCACTTGACTCACTGATTGTCCTACAAAATCAGCTGCCCCAATGGGATTGTTAATTGGCACACCTTTGAGGTCTGGCAGTGACCCTGTGATAGATTGCAAGTTGGGATTCAACTGTGATACTGCTGTGGCCAAGCCAGCAGCCGCTTGAGTGGCAGCACTGAGAGAGTCTCCAGCTTTGAGTCCAGCCAAGCTGCCAGTGTTAAGCTGTTTTTCAAAAATAGCCTTGGCTTGATCGTATGTTCCGTCAGGAGGACCTTTGACTTCTATT